GGCGCGCGCGGCCTTATGAAGCCAGGCAAAGCGCCGCTTATGGAGCGGCTTGCCTTCTTGCTTTCAACCGGGCGAGATGAGCGCAACTATGCTATTGGGCGTTATCTCGATACGCGCAGAACGGGCGGAAGATTTGCTAACGGGCGCCGACGCACGGGCGATTATAGCGGCGTTTACTCCGGCTCGGATGAAGTAGCGCAGTCATCGCCGCTTGTTCTAGAAACGCCGCAAGAGCCATGGCCAAGCTTTGGTGAATTGTCTCCGCGCGAAGCACAGCTAGCACGCGCCCAAGCAATGGGCTTCGACACAAGCCGCACGTTCTATCGTGGCTCGCATGGTGATGAAAGCGTAGCCATCCCAAACGAAGGCACCTATGGGCGCCGATACTACATCAATCGCACGCCAGATCGCGCGAGCGAACATGCGGGCATTTACGATGAGGAGCCTAATGGCGGAAACGTTATGCCGCTGTTTGTGCGCCGTGGTAAGTTTCGCCCTACAGTTGGCGCTGAAGGCGGCGTAGAGGATGGGCGCGACGTTCGCTCTATCTTCGCGCAATTCGATCCTGCGAAAGCGAACTCATCCGATCTGCTTGCTGGCGTAGCTATTGGGGCTCCAATTGCTGGCCTCACCCTTCGCGAAGCATTACGCGGTCGAATGATGGGAGAGGCTTAATGGCCTTCTTCCCTATCGCAGCCAACACGGATGATCGCTCTGCGAAAGGGCTGACGCCGCTTATCTTGAAAAACTGCTATCTTGAGCCGCAAGCCGAAGGCTCGGGAAAGCGTAGCACTTACGTTATTGTGCCGACGCCAGGCATGACGCTTAGGGTTCAGCCGTCATCTGGCCAAAACATCAGAGGTGCATTCTCTCGGGCAGGCGTCCAAGACGGGCTGCTGTTCATCGTTGCCGGATCCACGCTCTATTCCATTGATACGAGTTGGACCGCAACCGCTTGCGGGACAATTCTTGGCTCTGGCCGCGTGCTGATGGATGCGCTCGGGGCTAATCTTATTCTGCTTGGCTCAGGCAACCTCTATCAATGGAACGGCACGACGCTCACCCAAATCGTTGACCCGGATTTTCCAGCCAACGCCTATACGCTTAGCTCGCTCGCTGATCGTATTGTCACAAGCGAACAAGGCTCCGATACATTCGATTGGAGTAGCGTAGGAGATGCTACCGCTTGGCCGGCGACTGGCTTTGCAGCGTCGGCACGCTATCCAGATGAAATCCGCGCACAAGCAGAAATTGGCGGCGATCTCTTTCACTTTGGAGCAGCCACTACTCAGCCGTGGCGGGCTGTTGGCGGCGTCGATTCTGAAGCCTTTGACGTTCTAGGCTCCATCATCATCAATCGCGGTATCGTTGGCCGTGATGCATGGGCGCGCATGGATAGCTACGCCATGTTCGTTGGCGATGACCGCGTGCTTTATGAGTTAAACGGTTACGTGCCGCAGCGGGTTGTAAATCGCGCTTTGGAAACGGCGCTAGAATCGTTCAGCGAAACCGACATCGCAACCGTGCAGTGCTATTCCTATCTCAACGGGTCGCACAGCACGTTCATTGCTCGCCTGCCAGATGGTAAGGCGTATGCCTTCGATGCCCTAACGCGTAAGTTTCACCAGCGCACGGCGCTTGGTGGCGACTTCAATCTTGTTCATTACGCACGTTTCAACGGCTATCATGTCGTTGCATCCGATCAGGGCGATGGCGTTTATACGTGGGACAGCAACGTCTATAGCGATGCTGGAACGTCAATCGAGCGCGTGGCCATGGTGCATGTGCCGCTTGGCGAGAAAATGCCAATCTCCAACATCACGTTGGATATTAAGGCGTTTGGTCAACCGCTATCCGGTCAAGGCTCAGAGCCCAAAGCCTACGTGACATTCTACCGTGATGGCGGGTCACTCGATAGCCTTCAACAAGTCGGCGTTGAGCGTGAAGTATCGTTAGGCGCGGCCGGAAAATACAACGTCCGCCCTACTCTCTATCGTCTAGGTATTGCTAACGCTGCAGACGGCTTCCTTGTTAAAATCCGCATCACTGATCCTATCGGTTATGCTCTCACTGGGATCTGGGTGAACGAGTTGCCGGTATGAGTGGGGCCGGGCTTATCGAAATGCTGGCCGCAAGGCTTGCGCGCCGTGCTCCACGTGAGGCGGCGCCAGAGCTGCGCCAAGTGTTGCAGTCTCGCATGCTGCGACCAGAAGATATAGGCGACGCGACACGACGCGACCTATCGACATGGGGGCCGCGCGGCGTTGCCGGGGATGAAATCCTAGATCGTCCCATCCAAGTGACGCCAACGAGCGTTGACGATTTGCTCGCCAACAACCCGCAATTTCTGGAAGACCCAGAACGCGCGGCTGAATTTGCGGCGCGATCAACGCCACTGCCTCCGGTGATGATGCGAGGCGGCAAGTTGATCGATGGCCGTCATAGACTGGAAGCAGCCCGCATTCGTGGGAACGATACTATCGATGCTGTCGATTTAGATCAATTCGAGCGGCCATCGGCCCCTTCCCTGCGTAGCGCGCTATCCGAAGTAAACGCTGCCCGCACTGGACCCGACGCGGGAACAGCGCCGAATGGGATCGCTCCGGCGAGCTTTGACGAAAGCACTACTTGGTACAGAGGCGGCAGACCCGGTAGCGGTCGAACATTTCTCACCCGTGATCGCGCGATGGCGGAGCGCTTCGCAAGAGACTTACACGGCACTGATGAAGTTGCGGCTGGTAACGTCGCGGGCGGTCGCCAGATGGTGGTCGATTGGTCTGGGCGTCCGTGGGATGCAGGACCGAGCGGCTGGTCAACGGACCACATGGCCGAGGTCGCGCGGCGCGAAGGCTACGACAGCGTTCTCTTGCAAAACGTAGAATCGGTGCGCGGCTCACCAGCCGACGAACTTGTGCTGCTGAATGAAAATCAATTTCGCACTGCGCCTGACGGAAGACCAGTGCAGGCGGCGGCCGTTCCGCCGGAAATCGCGCAACAAAACATTGATGCCCATTTTGGCGAAGGTACGACGCAGCGACTTTTGGCAGACGATTCCGGTCGACTTATGAAGGAGCACGCAGATCGGCTTTTCCGAGAGGGAGAAGATGGCGCGGCCTACGCTACGGCGATCGGAATGGAGGAATGGGCACTCGCGCGCCAGGCGACTCAGCCGGCGGCAACTTATCGGCCAGCGCGCGGCGTTAGGATGGCGGTTGGAGAGCGAGGGCATACATACTTCACGTTTGACGACAGCTTTACGCCAGGCGGCGGCTCTGCCCAAGAGGCGCAAAGGGTGATGCGCGCGGTCCACCGAGCGCTGTTGGAGGATATCGCGAAGTATCGGCGGCCGGAATACGTTTGGCAGGCAGAGGAGCGCCTTGAGCGATTCTACAGGAGCGCGATGCGCTCAAACACGCCGCCAGGCTATACGTTCTCTGAAGCAAATAGGACGATGCGCCTAACCCGCACTGGTCCTAACGCAGGACCGGCGCAGACTGTTGGGGCGCTGCCATCGGCAACAAGCGAAGGCGTGACGACATACCGTGGAGAAAACACGCATGTCAGGATTCAGCCATTCCCACGTCGCGGCGTAACCGAGGTCACTTGGGACGTAAACGGTGGTCGCGCGCCTTCTGGATTAGCTGATCGCGCACGCTTGGAGCAAGAAGGCATCGATACCGCGCTACGAGCGATGCAGCAGCACGCGGCGCAAAATGGTGATGTGACGTACACAGTTCACGGCGCAAATGGTGCGCTAGCGCGCCGTTATCGGCGGATGGCTCAAGAGCGGGCGGAAGCCGCCGGATTTACCTTTGAAGAGACGCCATCTGGCGGCCTCATCTTTCGACGTGCCGATAGCGCTAACAGAAGTGATGGAAACGCTCTCCAGCGCGCTTTGCGTGAGAGAATGGAGCGCGAATGACCACTATTCCGATCACCGAGTTTGACCCGCGTAAGCCGTTTCTTGGTCAAGGCGGCCAGATGATGCGGGACGCATTCACGCGCCTCAATGACCTCATCAAGCGCACTGGCGGCGAGCGCGGGGAAGCGCTTGGGCCGCTCCCATCTTACACGGTGGCGACGCTTCCGAGTGCTGCAAACAATGCGCGATGCCTTATCTACGTCACCAACGAGACAGGCGGCGCGACCATAGCCTTTGCTGATGAAAATGGTAACTGGAGGCGTGTACAAGATCGCGCTATAGTATCTTGATGAAAGGTTCCGGCATCTACCAAATAACTTGCTCCGTCACAGGCAAGTTTTACATCGGCTCCGCACTCAAGTTTAGTGACCGATGGGGTATGCACAGGCATCACCTTAGACGCAATAAGCATCACTCAATACACTTACAGCGCGCTTGGCAAAAACATGGCGAGGCCGCTTTTGTTTTCTCAATCATCGAGCATGTTCATGCGGATGAACTCATCGCTCGGGAGCAGTATTACTTAGACACACTCCGGCCATTCGGAACGAATGGATATAATATTGCGCCGATGGCAGGAAGTACGCGTGGCGTAAAGCGCACGCCAGAGCAAATTGAACGAATGGCTGCCATCAATCGAGGTAAGAAATTGTCGCCAGAACATCGAGCGCGGATTTCTGCTGCTGGAAGGGGCCGAAAGCATACTGAAGAATCAATCAAGAAACTAAGAGAAGCTAAACTCAAGAATAACTGGCAACGGGGGCGCCCAATGAATGAGCGTCAGCGCGCTGCCCTCTTACATCAGAAGGGTGAATCTCACCCGTGGTACGGGCGCAGTCACTCGAAAGAGACTAAGACGAAGCTGTCTGAAAAAGCGCTTCCAGTAGTGCAAATAACTAAATGCGGGATGATTATTCGTCGCTGGCGAAGCGCGCCAGAGGCTGCGAGAGCGCTAGGTCTGAAGCATGCAGATTCAATATACCGCGCTATGAATCACGGGTCTGTCTCAGTTGGATCGCGCTGGCGACGGGCGTCTCCAGACGAGATATTGTGCGGAGATGAAATGCAGCATTTGCCGCTCGTCAAAAACCGCGAGCCATTCGATTGGCCAGCAATCCTTTTAGATGCGCAAATGAAAAACATGTCCGCGCCTGCATTGGCACGAACTATCGGGTGCAGCAAAAGTGCCGTCGAGCGAAATATACAGCGCTTAGGTCTCCCCAAACTAAGGGATGGGCGACGAACGGATTTAGCTCCCTAAACCCCCACTTAAGCACCCTCCCCTAGGATACGCTCATGGCATCCCCCGCAGGCCCGCAATTTATTCAAGTCATCGATACGACCGGACCTCAGGTCGGGGCGACGCTTGAATATCAGACAACGGGCGGCGCAGCCCAAGCCGTCTATTCTGACTCAACGCTTCTGACTTCGCTTGGGGCAACGCTTAGCGGCGGGAATGCGTCTGACTCCAAGGGGCGGTTTCCGATCCACTGGCTAGACCCTAGCCTATCCTACAAGCGCATCATCAAGCTATCAGACGGATCAACGTGGCGCACGGATAACCCCGTCCAAACGGCTGATACGTCGATTGCGACGGCCCTGGCAGCTTACCTAGCTCTTGCTGGCGGCACGATGACAGGGCCGCTTAATCTCAATGAGGGTGCGGCAGTAGCGTCAGCGGCAACGATAAATCTCAACAGTATGACCGGCACATGGGCGCACGTCACAGGCACGACCGGCATTAGCACAATGACGCTCACGGCTGGCTGGCGTCTGCTTGTGTTCGATGCAGCTACAACGCTGACACACTCCTCAAACCTCCTTCTCCCCGGCTCTGCCGATATCACGACCGTTGCAGGTGATTCATGCCTTGTCGTTGGTGACGGCGGGGGCGTTACGCGTATGGTTGCCTATTGGTGCGGTGATGGAAAGCCTTTGGTTGAGCCCGCAGAAATCATCGTTCCGATTGGAGACGAATCCACGGCGATCACTACTGGAGTAGCCAAGCGGACGTTCCGCATGCCGTTTGCCATGACATTGAACGCAATCCCACGAGGTTCGCTCACCACGGCTAGCAGTTCCGGCATTGTTGACATTGACATCAAGGCTAGTGGCTCCAGTATTTTTTCCACCCGGCTCACGATTGATGCCAACGAATCCACTAGCACAAGTGCAGCAACGCCTGCAGTTTTGAGCGATACATCACTTGCTGACGACGAGCAGATAACGATTGACATCGTGGATGACGGAACGAACGCGGCCGGGTTGAAAACGCTGCTCCGTGGTTTGAGGCGCAACCGGTGAGCGTTGTTCTATTTCTCGATAGCGGCGACGCCGCATCTGGCGGAACGGATGTAACGCCTGACGCTCTGAATTGGGGCAACATCAGCGTCACGGATACCTCAACGGGGTATGAAAGCAATCTTGCTTCAGAGCAAACGCTCGCGGCCATTGACACACAGATCACGTTAAACGCCGCGTGGACTTCAAGTTCAGGAAGCCCGGCCAAGGGACAATGGATCAAGAACGGCGTGGCGGTTCAATCGCTAGCGCTTACGCCCGTTACGGTGAATGCCAGCGTTGGCGACAAACTCTATTTCAAAATGTTCGCTGGCTACACCTACCCTCTTGGAAATTACGATACAGGCACGGTGACTGTAACGAACTTGAGCGATGGGGGCGCTGCAATCGATACGTTCACTTTCACTGTTCAATTTGTCTATAGCGGCGGCGGCTCGACCAACCCCGGAGATGCCACGACTCCTGGCGGCGGTGGCGATGCCAATTAATCAACTTCCAACACTCAAAGGCCGGTAAGAGTTATGCTTTCACATCGCAAGGGCGTTCTCCTAGACGGCATTGGCTCCGAGCTTGTCCGGTCCTCAGCGGGCGGTCGGCGTAAGACGCTTTCAGCCTGGCTAGGCGGAGCCGGTGATATGACCGTCATCGCTACCGGCTCCTCTACAGCAAGAACGCTTGCTGCGCGCTTTGGAGAATCGTTCAACGTCAAAGATTTTGGAGCCCTTGGCGATGGATCAACCGACGACACGGCTGCGTTCCAGGCGGCGATCGATGCGGCCATAGCATCGTCATCCATCAAAACGGTATTCGTGCCAGATGGGCAATATAGCCTGCCGTCAAGCACCTCGCTCGATCTTGGCGCTGGCGGCATCGCCCTTGTCGGCCAATCGCGCGAAGGCACGATACTGCTCATCAACGAAGGCACAAGCGGCTCTAAGCGCTATACCTTCAAGAATATCGCCGACACCGC